GATCGGCTTCGAGCAGGCCAACTGAGCGTCTCGATCTCGGGCGGGCCGGAGTTGATCTCCCTCCGGCACGCCCGTCACACCTCACCTAATGGAGATCGCCTCACGGATAGGACCGCACATGAAGTTCACGAAGGAAGTCAAGGCCGACGACGGCAACACGATCAAGCTGCAGCGCGAGACCGACTCTGCGGTCGAGCAGACGCAGCTCCTCTCGCAGGGCTGGGAGGTCATCGACGACTCGAAGGACAGCGGCGAGAAGCCGACGCTGCCCGCGCCTCCCACCTTCAACAAGTAATAAACCGCCAGACAAATAACTAGGAGATCACACATGTCTGACAAGGCTCAGCCCACGTTCACGTTCAATGCTCTTGCGGAGCTGGAGAAGGCTGCGGCCCCGGCGCCGTTCACTTTCGGGATCGGGAGCCAGGTCATTGCCTTCCCGGATCCGCTGAGCCTCACGCCCGAGGCCGCTGAAAAGTTCATGGCAGCGATGGAGTCCTCAAAAGCTCCGACGCAGATGATCCGCACCTGGCTCACCGCCGAGGATGCGGAGCTCCTGCTCAGCAAGCTCAATATGCGTCAGCTTGGCATCCTGATCCGTCAGGCTTCCGAGCATTATCAGGGCATGCTGGGCGACGCGGGGGAAGGCAACGCCTCTACGACCGACTGAGTCGGTACGAGAGGCAGATCATCTCTGATCTAGCGGAGCAGGGCTGGGATGCACCGGCCCTGTTCCGCGCTCGCCGCTGGCGATTCCTGCTCGCCCTCATTGACGGCCTCGGATCGACGAGCAGGACGACCGTCGCGATCCTCAACGACCCGGACACCTTCGAGGAGATCGCGCGAAGCGTCGCAGAAACGGAAGCGACAGCCGACGACACCGAGGCGCGGATGCGTGAGCAGACACCGGTCGTGCGCCTCCTGCAGGACATTTTCGATCTTGTGGCCGGCGCCTTCGGTCATAAGGAGCCTTATCCGCGTCCGGTCTCGGCGGTCGAGCTCGCACTCGAGGATGCACGCACCGATCACCTTCACGGCTTCCGAGATGAAGCCATGAAGGCCCTCCTCCCGAACTGGGAGGACGACACAGAATAACTGCAGAGAGGAACCCAGCATGGCAGGCGTCTACAAGGCGGGCACACTGTACGTCGACGTGGTTCCCTCCATGAAGGGGTTTTTCAAGGCCGTCGAGGCCGACGCCAAGGCTCAGCTACCCAATATCGGGCAGAACGCCGGTAAGGATCTGGCGAACGGCCTGCGCTCAGGAGTCGGCTCCTCCGGCGCGCAGGTCGCCAAGAGTATCAGTCAGCCTATCGACGCTGCTGCCACTGAGGCGAAAAACAGCGTCGACAAGATGACGAAGAGCATGCAGGCCTCGACAGGAGGCATGCAGAAGGCTGCAGAGGGTGCGGGCCGCAGCTTTACCACGATGGGTGCCGAGGCGGGCCGGAGCCGCAGCCCTGTCGAGTCTGCGTCGCGTGACCTCGACGAGGCCGCGCAGGCAGCGGAGCGAGCGGCTAGGGGGACGCGCGAGGCTGGCTCGGGCTTCTCCTCTATGGCTGGCTTCGCGCAGAACGCGATCGCGCCCCTGGCGGCAATGGCCGCAGCCGTCGGCATCGGCGGCTTCGTCTCCGAGGCTATCGCCGCGTCAGACGCGACACAGAAGTTCGCGGACACGCTGAATTTCGCGGGTATTGATCCGGATCGGATCGAGGAGCTGGGAGCCGCAGCGCAGAAATATGCCGATGAGACCGTCTACGATCTGTCGGATATTCAGGGCATTACGTCGCAGCTCGCGGCGAATAGCGTCAAGGACTTCGACAAGCTCGCCGAAGCAGCGGGCAACCTCAACGCCGTCGCAGGCGGCAATGCTGAGACGTACAAGCAAGTGGGCTTAGCCCTCGTGCAGGTCAACGGCGCTGGGAAGCTGGCAACGCAAGACTGGAATCAGATCGCGAACGCGATCCCCGGTGCGTCCGGCAAGATCCAGAAGGCCCTCCTCGACGCTGGCGCATATACAGGGAATTTCAGGGACGCTATGGCCCAGGGCCAGATCAGCGCAGAGGAATTCAACGAAGCGTTGCTGAGCCTCGGTTTCGATGAGGTCGCGGCGAACGCCGCGCGCGACACGAGCCGTATAGAAAATGCCGCCGGCAACCTGCAGGCAACACTCATGGGCGGCTTTAAAGACCTGATCGATTACATGAAGCCGACGATTACGGACTTCATGGGCTGGCTCTCCGACATGTTCTCCGACGCCTTCGGGTGGATCAAGGAGCACAAAGACCTGCTGGTCGCCCTGGGTGAGGGTGTCGGGGTCGCGGTCGCCGCCTACTGGGGCTTCTCCGTGCTCACGACCGTGATCGAGTGGATTAAAAACACAACGCTCGTGCAGGAGGGGCTCAACGCCGCTATGGCCGCGAACCCCATCGGGCTTGCGGTCGTGGCTATCGGCGCACTCGTAGCAGGACTCATTTACCTGTATAACACCAACGAGGACGTCGCGAACGCGATCAACGCCCTGGGTGCGGGTATCGCGGAGTTCTGGACGACAAACGTAACGCCCGTGGTCGACGCTTTCGTCGACTACACGAAGAATACTCTCGTGCCGTCTATCGAGTCGGCGTGGGGCATCCTCACCACGGGCAACTACGACGGCAATCTTTTCGGCCTTGAGGAGGACTCGGCACTCGTTGACTTCTTCTTCACGCTGAGGGACGCGCTCCTCGCGGTCGGCGAGATCTCCTACAGGGCATGGACGGAGCAGATCAAGCCGTCACTTGAGGTGGCGTGGGACTGGATCAGTGGCACGCTGTGGCCGGGCCTCCAGAACTTCTGGTCGACCGTGTTGCAGCCGCTGTTTGAGGGGATCGGCTCGGGCCTCGCACTCGCCTGGACCGCCGTCATCCGACCTACCCTCATGGCCCTGTGGACCATCGTGTCCCGGGTCATCTGGCCTGTCCTGCAAACCCTCTGGGAGAACGTGGTCAAGCCGCTGTGGGAGGGCTTCGCCTCGGCAGTCCAGTCGGCCTGGGCCGTAATTTATCCGGCTATGCAGGCGCTCGCAGCTTTCTTCCGTGACACTCTGATGCCCGCGCTGTGGTCCTTCTGGGAGGACGTCGTTGAGCCGGTCTGGACGAACGTCTCAACCTTCATCCTCGCTGTCTGGGATAACGTCTTGTATCCGCTTTTCGACCTGTTCGTGACGGTGATCTCGGGTACCGTCGGCCTGGCTTTCGAGGGTCTGTGGACAACCGTCGTGACGGTGTGGAACGGGATCTCGTCGGCGATCCAGACGGTCTGGGGCATCCTGTCCCCGATCTTCTCTGCGATTGGCAGCGCGATCTCCTCGACGCTCGGCCCCACATTCACGTGGCTGTACGACTCGGTCATCAAGCCGGTTTGGGATCAAATCTCGTCGGCGGTGCAGGTCGCGTCCTCCGTCCTGATCGACGTGGTTTTCCCCGCGATCAAGAACGCTATCGGCGGCATGAAAGAGAGCTTCGAGTCTTTCCGTCAGTCGGTCGAGTCCGTGTTCGAGAAGGTCAAGGGCGCGGCAGCGAAGCCGATCAATTTTGTCATCACGACTGTCTATCGTGACGGCATTAAGGCGGCGTTCGATACGATCGCAGCGAAGGTGGGCCTATCCGTCCGGCTCCCCGACGTGAAGGCGATTCCGGCCTACGCGACCGGCGGCGTTTTCTCCACCATGACCCCCGGGTATTCCCCCGGCAAGGACATCTACCACTTCTACAGCCCGGACGGCGGCGGCGCACTGCGCCTGTCCGGAGGCGAGGGCATCATCCGACCCGATGCCCTGCGTGCTCTCGGTGGGAAGCCTTGGCTCGACCGCGTCAACGCTTCGCGTGGCTCCGGCCTCGCGACTGTCGGTGAGACCGGGCGCCGCCGCGGCGAAGTTGCGTTCGCTAGCGGTGGCATCTGGAACGCGGTGAAGGGCGGTTTCTCCGGCGCTCTGGACTGGGTCAAGGAGACGACGGAGGCGGTCGCTGAGATCGTCACCGATCCCGCTGCAGCAATCGCGAATTTGGTCATCAAGCCGGCTCGCGATCTGTTATCCCCGAAGGACGGCTCCTTCTGGGAGTCTGTCGCATACGGCATCCCGCCGATGCTGTTCGACGGCCTCAAGTCCATGTTCACCTCGAAGGTCAACGAGTCCGGGCTCTCAGGCGGCGCGGGCCTCGTCGGCGCAGCCATGAAGGCCGTACTCATGGGCGTCCCCTACGTCTGGGGCGGCTCCGGCATCCCGCCCGGCCTCGACTGCTCCGGCCTCGTCTACTGGGCCGCGCAACAGCTCGGCCTCGGCTGGCCGCGCCTCACCGCCGCCGGATACCAGTCCGGCTCAACCCCCGTCCCCTGGGGCTCCGCGACACCCGGCGACCTCCTCTACTGGGGATCGCCCGCCTGGCACGTGGCGGTCTACGCGGGCAACGGTCAGATGATCGAGGAACCGCGCCCCGGCCTGAGCGCTCGCAAGACAGCGATCTGGGGATCCCCCAGCGTCGGCAGGTACGGCGGCGCACGCAAGTACGACAGGGGCGGCTGGCTCCCAGACGGAGTCACCGCCGCAGTCAATCAAACCGGCCAGCGCGAAGCGATCCTCACGGCTCGCCAGTGGGCCGACGTCTCCGCGCTCGCGGCCAGCGGTGCGGGTGCGGGGGTCTCGCTGGAGGGCGCGCAGGTGCAGCTCATCCTCGATGACGGCGCACAGTTCCGCGCTCATGTCGAGGGGATTAGCGCGGGCGTTCTCGCTCGCAGGAAGCAGCTCGCAGGAAGGAGCCGATAATGGCGCGCACAAACCTATGCCCTAATCCCTCGTTCGCGTATGGAACGAATGGGTGGGCGAGGTATGCGCCGTCGACGCTCCGGATCGCGTCTGATACTGCTGCGTGGGGCGGGCACCAGCGGCAGTCACCTACCCATCTGGTGGTCGACGTGCCCGCGCAGCTGCAGGGTCAGGTCGCTACGCCTGGCGTGTCCCCGGTCCCGGTCTCGGCGGGGCAGGCGTTGGCTGTGTCGGCGCTTGTTCGCACGAGTCCTGGGATTGGCCTCGCTGTCCGCGTCGAGTGGACGGTCGCGGGCCGGAGTCAGGCAGCGCCCGCGCCGCTGCTGCTCGCGTCGAGCGCGGAGGGCGACCGTCCGACGTGGGTCCACGTGGCCCCGGCGGGCGCCACTCAGGCGCGCGTGCGCTTCGAGGTCTACACCTCGGGCGCGCGCGATAACAAGCCAGGGTGGCTACACCTGGACGACGTGATGATCGTTGCGGCGGCGACCGTCGAGGAGGCTGTCGCTGACGCTGCGGCCTTCTTCGACGGGGACACACCTCAGCAGAGGATCGGCTACACCCAGCGCGCGATCACTCACCAGTGGACGGGCTCGAAGGGTCTGTCTACATCGCGCGAGGTTGAGGCCGCGCTGGATATGACACGGGAGCCGGTCGCGGTCGTCGAGGACGGCCAGGCCCCGCGAGTCCAGGTCGTCATCCCGGCGGCGCTCGCACCTGCGGGCACGGCATGCTACGTCGAAGGCGTCGCCGCGACGGGCTTCAAGTGGATCCCCCGCGCGGGCGTGTGGACGGGAACAGGCGAGCAGCGGGTGATCGGCGATTCTCTCGCGCCGATCAACACAAAGTTCCGGTACAGGCTGACGACGTCGCGGGGCGTCGAGGTGGAGTCATCGCCGGTCGTGCGCCGCTGGCGCGGACTGTCCCTCATGACGGATACGGCAGGCAAAATGCCGGTCAACCTGCTCTGGCAGGGGACCGATCAGCGCGAGAAGAAGATGAGAGTCACCGAGCACGAGGTGCCCGGAAGGCCGACGCCGGTCATGGTGTATGCGCCGACGATGGGCGCGGGCACCGTCTCGCTGACGGCGCGCACGAATCTCAAGGACACGCCGGCTCTCAAGCTCTTGCTGGGTACGCCGACGCCTGTCGCGCTGTTCCACAACCCTGAGCACTGCGTGCAGTGCAGGGCGGGCGTGTGCGACGTTGACCTGGTGACGCTCATGTCACCGACGTCGGTCTCGATGGAGCGCGCCGCCCGGATCGACGTCGCGGAGCGCACGTGGACGATCAAGGGCACGATCACGTCGCTTCCGCAGGCATCGACTCTCCTTGCTCTCTCGACGTGGACGGACTTTGACGGTCGCGCGATCACGTGGCAGGCGCTCGATGCGCGCCGTCTCACGTGGGAGGGGTTTGATCGCACGATCTGGCAGGAGGAGAGATGAGCCTGACCGGGCCGGACGCGCGTATCCCTGACGATCTGCTGTCGTCTGCGTACACGCTGCAGGCGACGGTCGAGTCGTGGCTAGGCGATGAGTATCTCGGTGAGGTGCCCGTCGAGGACGGCTCGGTCGCATGGGATGCGACGCAGCAGGTGCAGGGCTCGCTCTCGCTCACGGTCCCGCGCGTCGGCTCGG